GTTTGAAACAACAGGATTACAAAGAAGATTATGTTTTAACGGCACAGGGTATTTTAACCCCCCCTGGCCGGCGATCACGACGTTTGCAACTACACAATGTAGAGAAACTAAAAGAGAAATGTGTTAAAAACGTTAATAGTTCCAAAAACGTTTCTAAGTATTATCAAACTAAAAATAAAATGATTGATATCCAAAACTTCGGGTTTCCCCTGCCATAATGAATTATATTGTTTACTATTACATTCAAAAGAAGGTTCGGGTTTCCCCTGCCCCAACCAATGTGTAATAACACAATATTCAATCGGTCACTCAAGATATAGATACAGCTATGTTTCAGAAATTGAAGGTAAATTAACTATGTTTCAGTAAAACTGTCCATGGTTATTTTGTTTATCAAAGTCTGTCCATCACTGTACCGATACAAATCACAACACACAATAAATAAAAACTATGTTTCAGTACTTACAGCTAAATAAAACTATGTTTCAGTTACCTGTCCATGGTTCTATTTAAAAAGACTGTCCATGGTTGTATATTTATGATGTGTTAATCAATCAATTCGCAGCATTGATGCTTGGATAATGCTTTTGGATTACCAAAACCTGAGTTTGGAATTTGAGGATTATCCTTAATAGATTCAAGAAGTGAAATTCCTTTAGGACTAGTTTCGACTTCAGAATATTCTATTGTAGGAAAACCATCAAGCAAAGTTTCCTCACGATGTTCCAATTCCACACTAACAGAGAAAGCATCGGCCATTGTTTGGTCGACGACAACTGCTGAAGGATGAAAAACGAACTCAATTACAGGTAACTTCGAATAACTGACAGTAGAATCCTTAAGGTACATAGAGTCAGTTGGAGCGTACGCTTCATCGTATCCGACGACACTCAAAGATTTCAAGGCTTCAGAAGATAGCGAACTCATTAAACTCATGTTCATGTGAATGAACGCACCGCTCTTCTGCTTAGACTCAAAATCCGGATTATCATAAATTTGATTTGCGTCTGTCAGAGACGTACCCAAATCAGCCGAACTTCTGGAAATGTATAAATCGCTAAAATCAAATTGTGCTGCACCATTACCAAAAACCATTTGGTGGGGAGCATTGATATCTAGCAAAACATGTCCATGATAGGTGGTATATGATTGGTAGTCATTAGCAGGTTTTACGCTGATATAACTACTCACCAACCGCCTAGTTTCGACACTAGTAGAATGAACCGCACCCAAACCCTGAAAGTGTGGATACAGTAAATTGGTACCAGTTGGTTGAACGATTTGAGTATGAATTGTACTACCCGCGATCCAAATAAGTAGATACGCATTATATAAAACTTCATCGGTACCAGACGCAGACAATGTGTAGGCCCAATGGGGCCACGCAAAAGAATTAATAAACGTCTGATTTTCAATGCCAAAAGCTTTAATCATGCTATCAGGGATTGCTGGATAAGACTGATTACGTCTTCCAACTCCCATATTGGCAGTTAACGGTATAACCCTTAACTTTGACCAACCACCGACCGGAGGTGCAGTAGGTGTGATAATAGTATCTAAAAATGTGAAACGGGATATTCGAGGTTTAGGACCCATAATTGGCAAGAAAATTCGCTGTTTCCGACCCAACGAGAACCTTGTTAAGGCGGTCAAATAATTATATGTGGCGCCAAACCAAGGTTTACTCATATGCCGAGCATTAACTGCTGAATTTTTAGGTTGTGTTGTAGTACTAGGTTTAGCAGGACGTTTATTATTGGTGCGTCCAGGCGTATAAACGTTAGTAGCTCTGGTGTTGTTTTTGGGTGCCTTTTTGGCAGCATTATTATTTTTGGTGGGATGGCTAATCATCTCAACTTTATTTTGGAATAGGGGCGTATTACAAAGAATACTCCATTGGATCATGGCCATAAATAAAGTCTACAAGATAATTGTCATACGAACCTACATCGACATCAACAATTTGCGAAGTAATGGTATGATCAATAATTCGAACTTTGTTTTCAATACGATTAAACGCCTCAAACCAAGCATAAACTTGAGCTGGTGTTACATCGTATCGAATTGCCAAATCATTGTATGTATCATTATTCGCAGTTCCAAAGCCTGTATCTCTAAATTCATCGGCTTTAACTAATTTATTTCTTTGTTTAATAGACCATTTTTTATAGTCTTTACAAAGTTTATTAGCTACATTACAAAAATAACGGCCGATAAAAGGGTAATGCGAAAAAGCATCGTTTATAGCTAATGCTTTACACATAGAATAATTTTGTAAATCAACGAGGTCATTTACTCCAGGTATCAATGGAGTCCGTACCAAAGCACGCCCCAGAACTGTAGTAAGGAAGTAACCTTCCCTGACTTTAACAAAATGTTTGCTATTGTAATCAACACAAGAATAATTTTCACTGTGTTGTACTTTAGCTTCTATACCCAATTTGGACAAAAGAGATACTTGCTCAAGAAATTGTTCTAAAATATCGTGTTCAATAATAATGAAACTATCGTCGCCTACTACCATAGCTTGGTAGTCCATATCACGAGCTATAAAGCTGATCATGGCGATATTAACAAGGGTATTACCAACTGTAGTATCGGGATCACCGGATGGTCTTCCGGTTGGTACTTTAACATCCAGTAAAGCACCAGTTTTATAATCCTTAAAAACTCCACGATACCCACAGGCGGTATTGTTATATTCTTGCATAACCAATTTTTCGGATTCAAAAGAACTCAAAAGTTGATCATACATAACACCCAATAATGAGAATAAATACGCACTTTGGCTAGAATCAAACTTGGAGTAGTCAATTCCAACGAAATGTGGATGTTTGAAATGTTCTAAACGTTGTTCAAACCAAACACCCATTTCGCGTTGATTCATGCCACTTGTCCAAGTGATTTTCTGTTCCCATTCATTGTTAAAATGTTTCTTCATTGCATCAGCTATAGTTGATATGATACGAGCGACAGCAGCATTCTCTCGCACGTTGCGGGAGGTGATGACTCTTCCAGCTTTGCTCTCTTCCTTACACAAAATCTCTGATTTTACAAAGATTTTTCGTTTACCACCCAAACGTGGCAAGCCTAAAGTATCATTGTCTTTTAAGGCTTGTTTAAATTGTAAACGTTTCCCAGGGGTCCAGTGTTTACGTGTATGTAAATACACGCTATCAGATTTAATAGTTGATAACACTGGCAAAGTAGGTGCAAAAATATCAGAAACATAACTAACAAACTGTTGTTGTACAGTTTCATCAGGTTCAGACTCATTGACACCTAAAGCCCTCTGTTTTACAGATTCAGCGATATTACTAAGTGTATTTTCATGATATTGTACAGACTTTTCTACATATGGCAAAACAGCACGTATCATGCGTTGTTTAGTAGGAAAAATACCTGCTATACAATTACGAATACGGCTCTTAGGCTTGAGCACAGTATCCTTGGATTCAGTGCTCACAATAGTTTTCTGTACTACAGGAAAAATTTCGTCCAAAGTATTTTTCGCTTTACGTTTACGATTTATATATTTGAACAGCATGTACACTGCAGAAATAACAGCTGCAGAACTGGCTAGAAAGCCTGTCCCGTTAACTACTACCTCTTTGGCAGTTTTACGAAATGCTGAACAAACACCATCGCGTTTAGTTCTACTAACTAATTTGGTTATTACACGTTTTGCGTTTAGCCTCTGACCATAAACTATTAGTGCGAACAAACACACCACAATAGTCTTGGCAAGAAGAGCACATTTAGCTCCAGGTCTATAGCCTGTTTGGTAGTAAATCCAAGTGCTAGTGTTATCAAGGTAACCTTTATTATTAGACATCATTGTCTCATAAATTGCAGTTCCTTTATACAACGCAGGCATTGTCATTGCTACTTGAAAAGCTTCATCCACTATTTTATCGAAACTACAATTAAATACACTATACCAACGATAAGGTATTTTATTAGTGTTAATTACTGTAGTCAATGCCGTATGTAAGACATAGGATATAGGTGTAACAGTATCATTACATTTGGTTGATAATACAATTGCTTTAATTTTATCACGATAATCACAAAACAAAACGTTTTCATCGTAATAAGTAATTGCATCAGAACTTTTTCTCCTACGATACAAGGCAAAATGTCTATATTGAAAATGGACGACAAATGTGCTATTACCACATATAGCATCCTTGGGCAATGATATGCCGGAGGATTCAACATGGGTCAAAACGTCACCAGATAGTACAAAATTTTTGTAGAAACTCGTTGGGTCAGTAACGGAAGGAAAGAGAACATAATCGGCTAAAGAATCAAACACAATGCTGTAAGTTGCGCAGGGTTCATATTTCTTAAGGTATTCCAAACATACGTGAGCATATTCTTCCGAATACCCTGGAAATGAACCAACACAAAAAGGTACATTGATGTTGTTCACTCCTGTTGGTGAAAAAGCAAAATCATTTCTCTCAAATTTCTGTAAAGATTTCAAGATCTTTTCAGTAGTTGGGTCCGCTGATAACTCGGTCTCGCGATGTACTACAGGCGATTTCCAAGCCACCGGAACTTTTCGGTCCGAAGATTGCTCGCTTCCACATGATATAGGTGAATTGCGAGTCAACGGAATATTACTAGGAGGTTCAGGTGCTTTGCTTTCATGAACCGCGTTTAATGGTTCAGTAGGAATAGCAATCTTTGCACCTCCTTTGTTAGTCAAGACGCGTGAACCATTAGAATTAATGGAGGTACGTGATGAATCTTTTGGTCTACTACCACTTTTACTGACAAATCTCCCATAACAATTTTTGTTATGTAAATATTCACCTGCATGTTTTAAGTTAAGACCATTGCAATTTTTAAGTGTGCAACGAGGTACAACTTTAGTATGCGTGAATTGTTGATGATGCTTAATAGTAAACACATTACAATTAGGTTGAAATTTACAAGGAATATTTGCATTATTAGTGGTAGAGTTGGAACTTTTAGCAGTCGGAGTCAAAACAGGTTGAATTTCAGACTGTTTACTTTCATGCTCATTTAATGTTTTGTCAGGTAACCAACAATCTTTTGCATCAGAATCAAAAATTCCGTCTAGTTCAATTGTAGGGCCGGCAGGAAGATCTCCTGTTTTAGCCTTCGCAACGCGTAAACGAAATTGGGCCATTGCTACTTCATCTTCTGCTGCTGCAACAGCGTCAGCGTTTCGTTGTTCAGTATGATGATCAACAATACGTTGACGTAATCCTGCTGTAAGTTCAGGTAGAAAATCAGTATCATGTAATACTTTCTTACAATGTGGTACATTCAACCCATTACAGTTTGGTATGGTACAAGGTAGAATTTTACGTGAATGGCGATATTGATTGTGATGTGCAATTGTGAAAATTTGACAACTTGCATTAAGTTTGCAGTAAAGTTTGGGTGCCTTTACGGCAGCGTTAGCGGCAGAGCCGGCGTTTTGGGTCATACTCTTGCTAGAGTG